AACGATCGTCTCCGTCGCTTAAGTCAAATGTCAATGTTGCGGTACTCATTCGGTAATTTGTCGAATTGGTTGTTATAATTTGTCATTGATTATTATTTGAATGGGTGCATCGTTCACACCTGCTAATTCAGTTCGTTCAACGTACCCTCGTTTTTTTCCGCGCGTCTTCAAATAGAAAATTGTCGCGCTTGTGTTGGGCGCATCTTGAATGCGAATTACTTCACCGTCTGGTGTTGATACCTCGCGGTGCGCTCCCTTAATCAATTCGAACAACTGACTTTCTGCGAAATCAACAGCAAGGTCAGATAACGATTCAACCTTTGACTTGTAGTCTTCGTCGTTGTTCATCCACAAGTAGTGAGTGGTTCTATCTATTCCGACAATCTCACACGCTGACGTCACCACACCCAAAGTACTTTCCAATGCCTTTAGCATAGCGTTCTTTTTTAGTGTAGAGTTTTGTTGATTCGTTTCTTTACTCATAATGCTATTGTTAACTGACGTTTTCTTTTTTCAATGAACAGGTTGTTTTGAAAGAAGTCGTAGCGCATCAACTTTTTAATGTATGCGTTTGCGTCTTTGTTTAACTTGTCGTCGTTGTACCAATTGCTAATCAATTTCAGCATATTTGGAATTTCGTTTGCTATTGCAGTATCAAAAGCAAGATATTTCTTTCTTGCTAAAAATGTGTAGTTCTGAAGCTTCAACGTGTAGTAATGGTCAACATCAAAAGGCTTTGAATACTTGCGTAGTTCTTTCTTATTGATAACCACCAGTTGCTTTCTTTTCTCCTTGCAGATATTTACACCGCCACCACCTAAAGCAATGTTCAAGACGTTTGGTTGCATAACAAAATCTTTGTTTACAATCTCACGTTCTTTCTCCAACGCTTCTTCTCTGGTCTTATGGTAGGAAATAATTTCTTTCTCAAATGAATCTTTACCGAGTTCAGACATAAGTCTTCGAAGGTTTACACCCGATCCCATATAACCGTCGTTAAGATTTGACGTGCTGTGAATACCGATGTAGATATTATCGGAATCCTTTTGCTTTATCTTGTAGATGTAGTGTTGCATCATAATATAAATATAAAACTTACCCTCGTTTACTTTTCGAAGGTAAAAATTAAGTCAGTTTGCCCTTGAAGTGGTTAATAACTTGCTCCATTTTCGAGTCGTAGTATTTCGAGAATGTGTTGAACCCTTCGTTGTCCAACTCGAAGCAACGAAACATAACACCTCGTAGACGTTGTGAGGGCTTCTTAAGCGTATCTTCTAACTCTGACTTAAGGCTTTCTACTACTTCCAGTTCTTCGCGCTTAAATGATTCATCTTTGAACGCGAGGTAACCGAATTGATTAGCTATTGTGAATAGTTCACTCGCTTGGTTAGGTGTAAGTTCATTCGTTCCAAAGGTCAACTTTAACGTTTTGTCCTTTCGCGTAGTAACGGCTTCGAGTTGGGCGGGGATAAGTATCATTTGTAGTTAGCGTTTAAAGTATCAATTGTGCCACCTGTGACAATCTTGTTTTTGTCGTAGGTGTAAAATTCAATTGTTTCTTCGTTGGAAAGGTTTTGATATTCCACTTTGTACACAATTTTGTTGTTGAACTTTCTTTCGTCCTTTGACTTTAACATAAAAGCGTTGTGTCCATATTGAGACGTAACAAAGTCAATGTAGTTTACTTTAAACATAGTGTCATTCTTAAATTCAAAAAAAAACAGTCGGTATATAATTACTCCCGAGATTAGATCTGGAGCTAAGTGAGAGATAGAAATATCCAAACACACTAATTTCTTAATGTGTTGGACGCTCACTTTGCGATAATTACTCCGTCGAATGAGTCTCTCGCTGTCGTGTCCTAACGTGAACAGCAATGTCCGTTAGTCTGGAATCTATCTTTCGAAGAATTGCCTCTCCGTGTGTCGTATGGCTTATTCCTTTGTCATACCATTGGGCTAATAACACAATCCCACAGTTGCCCTTGTTCGTCTTTTACCCTGTCGTTAAGTTGCTTCCGACGATAAAAAATATACCCTCAATTGTTTTAGCCGCCAAGCAGAAACAAAAGAGGGTAGTAACATATTGCTTGGCTATACAAATATACGTTGGTATAACCAAAGGTTGCCTAAATAGTTTTAAGAACTTAATTGTTCAAATCAACATCGACGTCTAACATCGATTCAAGAAACGTCTTGATGTCTTTCTTAACACACGCGCCACACGTCGAACGCTCGTTGTAAGCGCCTGTTGCTTTGTCTTTGAACTGATAGAATTTCGAGAGGTCTATCGCGTCAATCCTGCCCTTCTTTTGAGCGTCAAGAAGAAAACGTTTGAACTCTATTTGTTCGTCAAGTGAAAGAACACCTTCCCATTTAGATGCAGGACAAGATGCGAAAGCGAGTTTTGCCTTGACTGGCATCACGCACCCGCAAAGTTTTATCGTCTTGCGACGGAATAGGACTTCGGTTTCTACTTCCTCACCTACTATAAGTGTTCCGCAAGATTGCGTTGACGCTTCGAAGAATTTGCAAGTGCGACAAATGTCTAACCTGCGTTTGTACTCATTGTGTTTTACGAATAACATTTGCTCTAATTTTTTGTTTTATACTATCTATTGTCCGATATAAAAAAGGCATCGGAATCCCTGTTTCTTTTGATAGTGCACGATAGGTGAAGTCTTCTAAAATGTATTCTTGAAAGATAAGACGCTCAAACTCGCTCAATCGACTAATTAGAATGTCTAACTGTTCGTTCGTCATTCGTGCGCCGAGCCAAGTCTTATCGACCTCGTGAGCGTAATCTTTGAAGTCGCGTCGGTTTCTGTTCCAGGCTATCGTTTGTTTGTAGAAAGGCGACGTTGGACTGTTAACCGACAAATACATAACGCGAATTAAGTAGAACTCAAAGTCGCCTGTGTCGATTAAGTTCTCAATGTGTTTGCTACCAAACATAGAAAGTAAAGAGTCGTGCAGAAGATCCTCGTAGAATGGTTCTTTGCGAGCGATGTTGTACGCAAGTTCTTTAAACTTTTTGTAGTGTCCTTCTATGTAATGTTCAAGTGTCAACTGTTGAAGTATTCATCTATTACTTTAATTGCTTCCTCGTTTCCCTTACAAATATAAGACGCGTACCCTCTGTTTCTTAATTGTTCCTGCCATTCCTTTTGTTCGGGACTTGCAACACCACCCTTTTCTTTCTTCATCTCAATAGCAAGACCGTGAAAGTCTTGATTCGGTTCGTAAATAAAGAGATCAGGAAAGCCTTTGACGTAACCCGTGCGCTTCATCTTGATTGCTTGTAAGTAACTTGTACGCATACCCCCTGCGGAAGCGCAATAAAGAACGTTCGGATATGCTAAACGAAGGTACTTGATAACGATTTCTTGTTGGTTCGCTTCGCTTTCGGGTGCAATTTTACGCTTTACAACACTTTTTTTATATGTTTTCTTAAAAGTTTTCACGTTCATTTTCAATCAGTTATAAATTATTTTCAATTTATTTTCAGTTTGTGTGTTGGATATTACAAAAGTTAGCATAGATTTGTACTCAACAAACAAAGACAATCAAAGATAAACAAAATGACACTAACAGAAAAAATCAAAAGCAACCCTTACTTAAAAGTAAGCAACTGTACAGACATTGCAGATTTAGAAGTAGCAATGGATGACCTTAGAAAACTTGATGCTGAATTTGGAGAAAGCAACAAAACGCTTTTGAAACTTTGGGCAAAGTTCTTAGATAAGAAAAATAAATTACAAACCAAATAATCAAATGAAAAAAACACTACTCTTTATCGCGGCACTATTCGCAGGAATGTTAATCGCAGGAACGATTGACGAACAAACAAGACAATTAGAACAACAACCAAATCACATATCAAAATGATAAACACCGAAGAATTTTTTAACGAACTTGAAAGCATCAACGACAATTTTTTAACCATTAACACAGAACCAAAAATGAAAGTAGAACTAATTCAAAAGACGACGCTGACAGATATGTACTACGTCATCAAAGTAAACGGAGACTTCCATATGTCTTACAATAACTTCGACGAAGCGAAACTGGCATACGACCGAATGAAGTCAGCAACACCACGCGAAGAAATAATTGAATCAAAAGAAATCTAAAATCAAATAATAAAATCAAAATGAACAATGAAAACAAATGCAAGACACCACTTCTCTTTCCAGAAGACATCAATGAAATTCAAGAAGCTATTATCGTCGCCCAAAATTATTGGGGTGATAAGAGAAATGGAACATTGGATTGGGATGCGTATTGCTCCTATCGAATTGATAAACTTGAACGAGTACTCAAGCACATTATCACAACGAATTGGAAAGAACTACCAGAGCCAAACGAAGAAGTCTAACTTTGTTTGCGTTTCTTCGTCAGCGTCAGCGTACAACCTAACGCACAACGAGATAAGCGCGAACATTGAGAAACATCAAAAACTTTCGGAAGCGCGTTGGAACGACAACTTAATTGAATACATTTGCAATCACTAAAATCAAATCACTATGTACAACCCTAAAATCACTTATCACTTTTCGATGGACGACGTAAAGCGTCTGAACAATCAAATCAAAGTAATCGCAGAGAACTACCACGAAGAAGACACAGGTTGGTTTCACGAAAAGGAAGGAATGCAGTTTACCGACGAAAATCAAAATACTTTTGAAATCGATATTCTCGGACGCTTCTTTCGCAAAGATGAACCCGAATACGATCTCCACTACATTCGACTCAAGAAGGACGGAATCACTTTTGAATTTGACTACCGAATCTTTGAAGACAAAATCTAAATGGGGTACTTTAAGCGAATCAGCGAGGAAGAACAAATGTCGCAGAACGAATGGTTCTGGCAGAACGAAGAAGCGAAACTCGCAAACAAATTTGAAACATATATAAATCAACAACAAATAAACAACAACAACACAATGAGCATCATTGCACAACCCTCAAACAACAACGGCGGCGGTCAAACAGTACCCGCAGGAACACACGTAGCGCGTTGCTACCAAATCATTCACATCGGAACGATTCTCGACACCTATCAAGGCGAAGAGAAGCTTGTAAACAAAGTTCGCTTAGTGTTCGAACTACCAATGGAAACCGCTGACTTCGGTAAAGGTGAACAACCGTTTTCAATTGGTCGCGACTTTACTTTGTCTATGCACGAAAAGAGCGGTTTAAGAGCCTTCGTTCAAGGTTGGTTAGGGAAGTCTATGAGCGACGCAGAAGCTAACAAATTCGACATTGCTACGCTTCTTGGAAAGGAAGGAATGTTAAACGTAATGCACCGCACCGCGAACACAGGAAGAACGTACGCAGACATCAAAGGTGCTTCGCCACTTGTTAAGGGAATGACTTGCCCACCGTTAGTAAACAGCGCGTTTCTTTTAGACTACGACAGCGAAGATTTCGACTTGCGTTTCAAGATGCTTCCAGAGTGGTTGCAAAACAAAGTGAGCAGTTCGAAAGAATTTAGCGACCGATTGGATAAGGCTGCGGATCAAATGAACAAGGCGAAGCAGATGCTCGAGAAAAGCGGTTTGGTTCAACCAACTGACGAAGATGAATTGCCATTCTAAATAATACGAGAGGGTTGAAATATACCCTCTCTTAATCTTAAATCTAAAACAATGAAGAAACTTATTTCACTTGAAAAGCGCGTTGAGAATCTACTTAAAAAGTACAAGACGCTTCGCAACAACAACAAAGCACTTTGTGTGCGCGTTTGGGAACAACAGTTTGACGAACGCAAAGACATCACAAGCAACTTCTTCGCTATGTACGAAAGCGGAAAGTACGTCAGCGCGGACAACATCACACGCATAGCGCGACTTGTTAAAGAACACAACCCAGAGTTACGCGGAACGAATTACGCTGACAACAAGAAGAAAGAGCAGTTAATTAAACCACTATTAAAGAAATGAACAAACAATTGTATTCAACCCCATTCGGTCGCTTAGTCAAGATTAATTTCAAGACGTTGACGAACTTTAAAACAGCGTTACGCATAAGCGATCCAACGGCACGTCTTTACGTCGCACACCCCGAAAGAATGAGAATCAAAGACTTCAACAACATTTGTCTTCATACAGGACTTTCACGCGAGGACGTATTCAGCACATTCACACCAACCAAATTAATAAACGAAGAAAATGACTAACGAACAAATAAGACAGCAGATAGTGGATATGATTCCATTTGCACATATGGAAAGATTCGAGACACTATGGACGATGTTAACGCCGAAATACGAGCGTCTATCGACCGAACAAATAAAGATTCAACAGGAACTTGAAAACGAACGTGAAGCGTTCTGGAGCGCACTCGAAGATGTAACGTGCAGCGTGTTAGGTCTTCAATCACAAACGCTATACACCCCGACAAGACGACGCGAAATCGTAACCGCAAGACAAATGATATTCTTTTTAATCCGTCCGTGTTACTTCCAGTCTTACGATTCAATCGGGAAACACTACGGCAAAGACCACGCTACCGTGATGCACGGAATCAAACAAGCGACGTGGCAAATAGAAATGGACAGGACGTACCGCGCAACCGTTGAACGCATCTGTTTTTTAATGAATGAAATGGGTTATGCTAAACCTATCAAGTTTTTCACTAAATTTGTCGAACATCTGGAACACCAACGTGAACTTGAAGTGAAAAGAAGAGCGAAACTAAACCTATAAAATCAAACAATATGAAAAGCGATTTAACATTCTGTCCCAACTGCGACAAGGAATTATTAGGCGAACGCGTTGACTTCGTCTTGCAAGACCAAGAATTTGAAGACTGGGACTCGGCTTATGAGTTCATCGACGACGAAGGAGAAATAGTTTTATGCGACGACTGCCACGAGTGGGACTACGCAGACGACGACGCGAAAGGGGAGGGTTGGGAATGATACCATTTCACAAAAGCGTCAAATGCTACCGACTGTTCTACGGTTACTCGCAAGAGTACCTTGCGTACAAGTTAGGGATTGAACAAAGCAACTATTGTTTGCGCGAACAAGGCACAACGAACTTCAAAGACGCGGAAGTTGAGATACTAAAAGAACTTTTTAAAATAGAAATTAGAGAGGAGAAAATATAATGCTGATACTACAACTCAAAAAGAGAATCGAGATTCTCGAAGCGAAGGCACAAGAACAGGAACAAAAGATAAACGACTTGTTAAATAAGTTTGTTTTACAAAGTACACTTCCTACACTTGCTACACCAAAAGAAAAGAAGTCGCCATTCAAGAAGCCAACGGTCGTAGAGATATTCGACTACGCGTGTGAGAAATTAAGCAAGGAAGACGCTCTCGCGTTTACCGAGAAATTTCACGCACATTATGAAGCGAATGGTTGGAAGGTGGGAAGGAATCAGATGAAAGACTGGAAGGCGGCGGTGCGAACGTGGGACTTAACTAAATTTGCAACTCAAACAAACCAAACTCAAACTAAAATCAAAAATGGAAAATTCGACTCCGATGCTGCGCAACGCATCTACAACGACGCTCACAACTACACAAAGGATTGATCGTGCCGAACGCGAAAGCGCGTTTGTAGCCGACTACGACCTTCCAACATTTGTTAAACTTTGCTCAAAGGTTTGCGCTATGTATGGCATAGCACTTCCAGAAGCGCAGTTACTTCAAATGCTGCACGAGTTCATCGTTAAACACTTTCGATGGGTTACGTTTGAACACTTCAATCTTGCATTCGAAATGAACGCGGCAAATGAACTGTCCAAAAAATGCGAACACTTCGGAGCTTTAAGCGTGTCTTTTATAGGCGACGTGTTGACTTGCTACAAACCACATCGCGACAAAGCAAACCTACAAATTCAGAGAGAAATCGCAAATGCGATAGAGGAAAAATCACAACAAATAAAAGAGAACGAAATGGCGGTAAACGATGACAGTTGGAGACGTATGCTTCAAGAAGATATTGAGAGCTTCAAACAAAGCAAATACACGACGTTAGAACTGCGAGGGGTGTCAATGATGCGTTGGCTCGAAGAAAGCAAAAGGATAACGGCTGAGACGTTCACGGACGACGAATACAATTTGTGCAAGGCGAAGGCGAGAAAGACAGTCTTCAACGAACAACAACTTTCAAAAGGAATGGTTGAACGAATGAGCGACCGCAAACGTCAACTCGTTAAAGAATCAATCCAGTTTGAAGGGTTGAGAGAATTGTATAAACTTTATTTGTCGAAGCAATGAGTCAATTTACATTCAACGAGCAAGGTGTTTGCGAGAACCCTATCTTGAAAACTTACAAGTGCATCAATGGATATGAAGCGCAGGTTAGCACCGCTATCGTTCAACGTGGTTTGTGGAGTTACGCAATAAGGTTTTACGGACGTGAGCAGGGTTGGTCTCAACCGCTACTTTACCACGCGGAACATTGCGTTTATCCAACGAAGGACGAAGCGTTCAACGCAGGTCTTGAATTGCTATTACACCAAGTAAAGCAAAACAATGACTTGAAGAAATACGATCGTATTGTTCAGATAATGCAAGACGAATTTTGTCCTGTGGTTGAACCTCAATTAAGTTTATTTTAATGCAACCCTATAAACCAACATACCTGCCGCGTCAGATTGAAGCGTTGAACTTCTTAAATACCGATAGCATCGTTGAGCAGTTGTTATACGGTGGCGCGGCAGGCGGTGGGAAGACGAAGTTCGGTTGTATGTGGCAGATACAACGACGTTTGAAGTACGCTGGAACACGTTCTTTAATTGGACGTAGTAAATTAGACACGCTTAAAAAGACGACTTTAAACACGTTCTTTGAAACGGCTGAAGAATTTGGATTGATAGCGAATAAACACTACACCTTCAACGGACAATCCAACGTGATTAAGTTTTTTAACGGAAGCGAAATTGTTTTGAAAGACTTATTCGCTTA